GAATCCAAAAAGTGGGTTTATACACACAGAATGGTTGCTAATGAACTAAAAGGTTCCGAGGTTAAAAACTTCGTATATGAATCAAATGATGATGGCGTTTATGATGTTAGACACCACGTTGATTTTGATAGATACAACAATGATCCAAGCAATCTTGTGTTTATGGGATGGAACGATCACCAGAAGCTACACACAGACAACGGGTTTAGTAGAGAGAGTATTCTATGGTCTGACTTTAGAAAGAAAGAAAGTCTACACAACCATAGAGTCGTCAAAATTGAGAAGTTGGCTGATAAGATTGAGGTTGGTACGCTTACCATTGATAAAGATGAGAAGCATCATGACTATCATACATTTGCACTAAGCTGTGGCATCTTTACAAAGAACTCGAATCTCGGTGACATAGAAGATGTCGTCTATTTCCTGAAACGCTTGTACAAGGCTCTCAACATCCCTATATCGCGCCTTGAAGCTGACTCTATCGTTAGCCTTGGCAGAAACACAGAAATTAATCGTGATGAGCTTAAATTCGGAAAGTTTGTAACCAAAGTTAAGAAACGTTTTAACATGATGTTTCTTGATCTTCTACGAACTGAACTTATCCTTACCAAAGTAATTACAGGTAAGGAATGGGATAAAATAAAGAATCAGATCAAATTTGTTTATTCGCAAGACATGTATCTTGAAGAACAAAAGAAATTTGAAATGATGCGTGATCGTCTTGAGCTTCTAAATGAACTTAACGATTACGTAGGCAAGTATTTCTCTCACGATTATATTAGACGACAAATTCTTAAACAATCTGATGAAGAGATTGAAGAACAAGATAAGATTATTGAAGAAGAAAAAAATAACAAACAATACAATCCTGATGAAGAAGATCAGGGTAGATTTTAAACCAATTTATAGAAAGCAACTAGAGGAAGTGTACCATGAACACAGAACAACAATTCGTTGATCTTATTAAAGAAGGCAAAGTTGCTGACGCTATGCAACTTATTAAAACAGCATTAACCGAAATGGCTGGTGTTAGTATTGTTCAAACTAAATTTGATGTTGCAGAAGCTTGTGGCATGAAAAAGTCTATGAAAGAAGAAGATGACGACATGGACATGGAAGATGAAGAAGACGAAGATGATGAAATGAAAGAAAAGAAAAAAGGAATGGAAGCAGAAGGTAAAAAAATGGTAGATAAGATGCAGAAAGCACCTACTATGAAAGAAGGCTATGGTAAGAAGAAAAAGTCTATGAAAGAAGAAGACATGGACATGGAAGATGATGAAATGAAAGAAATGAAAAAGATGAAGAAATAAGGACTCATCATGTCAGAACAACAAACACAAGAAGAATTGGACGAAGCTACTAAAAAGACTCGGGTCGATTCAAAAGGAAAGAAAACAAAAAGAGTTAAATGTGCGCCGGGTTTTAAGTTAAAACCCAATGGTTTAAGTTGCATGAAGATGACCGGTTCTGAAAAAGCCAGTAGAAAAAAAGCTGCTAAGAAATCAGTTAAAACTCGCAAGGGAAAATCTCAGGCTGGTAGCAATCGTAAGAGAGCTAAGGCTATAAAGAAACGCAAGGGTTTGGGTCTTAGTTAAACCTTATTAAAAGGATTATTTAACAATGAAAACAAAATCTGTAGAGAAGCAAGATGATTAAAACATTTTCTGACTATGTTTCTGATAATATTAATCTAGAGGAAAGCTTGAAAGGTCAAGATCAAATAAAGCTCTTTCAATCTGTCCTTAAAGCTCGTGATATAGAAGTTAAGTTTATACCCACTTATAACAGTGAGGATTTTACTATGAAGGTCAGAGCAAAGTCAGTCGATAAAAATAAAGTGTTTAACCTCTACATTCGTGACATTCAACTAACAAATATTAGTCAATCAATGAATGTGGATTTTTAAAGGACAATAATAATGACAGTCAAACTTTTAATGGAAAACTCTTATGAAGTTGAAAATCTAACAGAGGAAACTGAAAACGGAAAAGAGCTTTTCATTCAAGGAATATTTGCCCAAGCCCAAGTAAAAAATGGCAATGGTCGATATTATGAGAAAGATGTTTTGGAACAGGCTGTTGAAAAATACAACGAAAAGTTTATTTCAAAGCGTAGAGCATTGGGTGAATTGAATCATCCTGATAGACCATTTGCTGATCCAGCCAAAGCCGCTATCCTAATCAATGAACTTAAATGGGATGGTAACAACGTAATTGGTAAAGCAAAAGTGTTAAACACTCCAAAAGGTCAGATCATTAAAGGTCTTATGGAAGGTGGTTTTAACATGGGTGTGTCTACTCGTGGACTTGGTTCGCTAAGTGAACGTAATGGCATGAAGTACGTTAATAAGGATTATATGATGACAGCCGTTGATTGTGTTGATCAACCTTCCGGCCCTGATTGTTATGTAAGCCCTCTAGTAGAATCTTCATGGGTTAATAAGAATGGAGTTTGGATTCCTGCTGTCCAAGAGGATGGCATTGCTATTGATGAAGGGCTTTTTTTAGAGAAATTAGAGCAGTATATTCGATTTAGAGTAAAAAATCAATAGTTTGAATTAAAAGTATTATAAATAGAATTACAATGATTAGAGAAACGAGGTTTTAATATGAATGATCATGTAAAAGCCCTCTTCGAAGGCCAAGAGCTTTCAGAGGATTTCAAACAAAAAGCAAGTGCGATTATCGAGTCTATGCTGTCTGAAAAAGAAGCTGAAATTCGTGAATCCATTGTTGGTGAACAGACCACTTTGTTTGAATCACAAGTCGAAGAAAAAACAAGTGAGCTTGAATCACTGTCTGAGGCATATGTAACCGAAGAGGTTCTGCCTACCATTAGTAAGTATCTTACCGCTGCTGTAAATGAATGGCAAGAAGAAAATGCTATTGCTATTGAGTCCGGTGTAAAAGTTGAATTGGCTGAATCTTTCTTGAAAGGTTTTGTTGGTCTGGCAGAAGCACACAATCTGTCTGTACCAGAAGGGTCTGATAGCATTGTTGAGAAGACGCAGAAAGACTTTGAGCAAGTTAAATCAAAACTCGATAGTCTGACTGAAAAGAATGTTGAATTGAAAGAAGCTCTTGATGAACAAACTCGGTCTATCGTTATCGCTCGTGTATGTTCTGATCTGACTGAAAGCCAGAAAGAAAAGTTTACTACTTATTCTGAGTCTCTGCAATTCAAAACACAAGATCAGTTTGAATCTGCTGTATCTCAATTGAAAGAATCTTATTTCCCTAAGACTGGCGATAAGAAAGTTGAGGAAGATGAGCAAGAAAAAATTCTTGAAAATCAGGATTTGAATGAAAAAGATGAGACTCATGAGAGTGCTTGGCTGAAAAGTTTTGTTGGTCAGCTTTAATTAGAACATAGACTTATATAAATACAATTAATAAATTTACAAAGAAAGGTAGGATTAAACAATGAGTAAGCTACTTAAAGAAGCTGTAGACAAAGTAATGAATGACGAGAAAGCGCCGGTCATCAATGATAATTATCGTCGTCAGGTTACAGAATCTGTTATCGAAAACCAAATCAGATACAATCAGGGTATGAACGAATCTGAAACCCCGACTAACCAAACAGGTGGCGTTGCTAACTTTGATCCTATTCTGATCAAAATGGTTCGTCGCTCCATGCCTAAGCTGATGGCTTTTGACTTGACCGGTGTACAATCAATGACTGGACCTACTGGTTCGATCTTTGCAATGCGCGCACGTTACAACACTCAGACTGGCACAGAAGCTTTGTTTGATGAAGCTAATACCGCATTCTCTGGTGCAGGCGCACAAGCTGGTGATACCTCTGGCTTCGCAGTTGATGCATTTGGCGTAGATGATCCCGATGTTGCAACTGCTACTGGTACTGGTATGAGCACCGCCAATGCTCAGCTTCTGGGTACTGATAGTGGTGATGCTTGGAACGAAATGGCATTCAGCATTGAACGTACTGACGTTTCTGTAAAAAGCCGTAAATTGAAAGCTCAGTTCTCTCGTGAACTGGCTTACGATTTGAAAAACATCCACAACATGGATGCTGAAACTGAACTTGCAAACATTTTGTCAACAGAAATCACTGCCGAAATTGACCGTGAAATCCTGCGTACAATCAACGTTGCTGCTGTTCT